TTATTAATTAATGACATTGGTGGTCATAAAATAAAAGTATTTGATAAAACAGATGGTGCATTTGAGTCTGGTTCTGAAATAGATTACGGAACAGCCTCTTCTGAAGTTAATTATTATGCTGTAAATGGTAATGTCAGGGTTTCTCCTCATAGCTATACCGTAGCTAGCACTCCACAAAATCAACCTAAGTGGTATGGATATTTAAAATATACAAAAAATTATGGAGACCCAGATGCTAATGCTCATATATTAAAATCTGTAGATGGTTTTAAAGTGGCAAATTCATTTATAGCACCAATAAAATCAAGTACATCTACTGGATCAGGAGGTCCTGATGGATATGGTAATCCACATGAAGCTTTAGTACCTATTGGTAATTTGCCTGTATATCAATCAGAATTTTTATTTAATCCTAATATTGCTTCTTACACTATAAATGATGGAAGTATTACACCTAACGGAACTGTAGGAGAAAGACTAGGAAATTTTGTAACTGGTTTAAGTAGCAGTTATTCTGATTGGAGTAGTGGTTATGGACCTATGGCTTTATATATGTGGTGTAATCCAAGCACTAGTGCTGCTGATGATACTGAAGGTATTACAATATATGATATAGCTGATGGTAAAAAATACTCTATGTGGGTATCTTTAATTTATGATAATCAAGAATCTAATCTTTATCATGTTGGAGATATATCCCAACCGTCATTAAGTGCTATTGTTGAAGATAGAAAAAGAAAATTATATTATGCTTTAACTGGCAGATTCCCTAACAACGATAGATTAACTGGTTATAAAATATATTGGGCTTTAGAAGATGATGGATCAGTAGGAACTAAATATTTATTTATGGAAATAGATATAAGAAAAGGATATAGATTAGCTGGGAAAGATGGATTTAAAGCTTTAAGTGCTAGTGGAAGTTTTCAAGTTAAAGACAATAGTGGTAGCAATGCAGCTAATGCACAACAATTTTATACACAAGCATCTTTTGTAGCTGGAGGAGATTCAACTCAAAGAGTTTTAGGACATTTACAAGACGGACTTCCTACAACAGAACCATTTGGAGAAGCTAAAGGTATTAATCCTATAGGTAGACCTGGCACTAGCTATAAAACATCAACTATACTTAATAGAAGAGCGTATGTAGGTAATATAACTTATTATGACGAAGATAATAATTTAATTACAGCAGACGATACTGTGTTAAAATCTGAAGTAAATAAATTTGATACTTTTGATTTTAATAAAAGATTAGATGTAGAAATAAATGATGGTGATGCTATTATTAAATTAGAATCTATTGGTAATAAATTATTGCAATTTAAAAAGAATAATCTATTTATTATTAATTGTAGCAGAGATATAGAGCAGTTAGAAGCTACTTTAAAATATAAAGGATGTGAAAAAGAATACCATGTAGTTAAAGCAGAAGGGTTTGTAGCTTGGTTTAATAAATATGGTGTATTTTTATATGA